TCAGCCCCCGATTTCGGCAACCATCCGGAGCTGTGCTTCCCAATCCAACGGCAGGCTGTTGCGCACCAGCGATTCAAGCGACAGTGTCCGGGGTTGCCTGCCCTCGAGAATGGCCAGGGTGATTTGAGGATCGAGGATGACGAGCCGCAAGACTTCCCTGACCCGTGTGATTTCCATCCGCTCCCGTTGCGCGATGTCGTTCGCGTCGGAGACCACGCCATCGTCGATAAGTTTGTCCCAGTAATGCGCCAGGGCGACCGCCTTCAGTAGGGTCTGGTCTTGCACCGGAGGGATCGCCACCACCGATGCGTTGATTGTCACCGGTTCGTCTACGCCAACCGGCCCGACCACCACCTTCTTGATGCCCCGTTTCTTGAATTGCAGGGGGACGAAGGTGGTGATCCTTACCCCGCCATCCTCCAGGGGATGGCGGCGCGCATGCGGTTGGCCGGTCGGAATCAGTTTCTTGCTGCTTCGATTCATGCCACCGCCTCCATTTCCAGCAGCTCGCCGCCGATGCTGTCAGCAACAAGTTCTCCCGCCAGTTCCTTCCAGCCCACCTCGCGCCAGACGATGTCGATGCCGTCCGACAGCAACTGGACGCGCTCGATCAGCAGATTCACCAGGCGTACTTGCTCCGCCGGGAACAACTGCTTCCAGACATCGCCCAGACGGCGCATGGCCAGCACCACCTTCGGTTCCTCGATCGTCTGGAATTGTTGTTGCACCTGCTGCCAGACGCCCTGCACCGACTCGGGCGATTGCAAGACGCCGACCAGCAAATTCACCACCACCTCTTCGATCTGGCCGGCGGGGATCATGCCGGTGGCGCTAGATCCGCCGCCGTAGCGCTGGTCGGCCTTCGGGATGTAATAGCGGTACTTCTTCCCGGACGGCTTCTTCGAGAAGGTGATGTGGTACTTCTCGCCGTTCGGCCCGTAGAGCAGGCCGCGCAGCAGTGCGTCGGTCTTGTCCCGAGTTTGGGTTCTGCCCATGCGCGCGCTGGCATCTTCCGCCAGGATGGCTTGCACCCGATCCCAAAGTTGCCGGCTGATGATCGGTTCATGCTGGCCGGCATGCACCACCCCTTTGTGGCGTATCTCGCCGACGTAGATCGGGTTGCGCAGCGCCTTGGACAGATATTTCTTGTCCATCGGCGTGCCGTTGCGAACGTTGCCGTCTGCGGTTTTCCAGGCCTTGGTGGTGATGCCATCGACCGCCAATTCACGGCACAGATCGGTGGCCGACTGCATTTCCGCAAAGCGCTGGAAGATGCGCCGCACCGTGGCGGCTTCGGCGTCGTTGATGATCAACTGGCGATCTTTCACGTCGTAGCCCAGAGCCGGGTACCCCCCCATCCAGATCCCTTTGCGCTTGCTGGCCGCAATCTTGTCGCGGATGCGCTCGCCGGTGACTTCGCGTTCGAACTGGGCGAACGACAGAAGGATGTTCAGCATCAACCGGCCCATCGAGGTCGTGGTGTTGAACTGCTGGGTGACGGACACGAACGACACTTTGTGCCGCTCGAAGACCTCGATCAACCGGGAGAAGTCGGCCAGGCAGCGGGTCAGTCGGTCGATTTTGTAGACCACCACGATGTCGATCTGGTCGGCCAGGATGTCATCCATCAGGCGTTTCAGCGCCGGGCGTTCCATGTTGCCGCCGGAGAAGCCGCCGTCGTCATAGTCGTCGGCGACCGCTAGCCAACCCTCGGTGCGCTGGCTGGCGATGTAGGCCTGGCCCGCTTCCCGCTGCGCGTCCAGGGAGTTGAAGGATTGATCGAGCCGCTCATCGTTGGAGACCCGGGTATACACCGCGCAGCGCTTCTTGATAATTACCGTGCTCATTTGGGCCTCCGCACGGTTTTGATCAGGCCGAAGAACACCGGGCCTGACCACTGGGTGCCGGTGATGTGCCGGGCGGCGGCGGAAAGACTCCTGAATCGTTTCCCCTCGCATTCAAAACCCCCATCGGCCAGGGCCGTGACACGATGCTCGCGGTTGTCGAATTCTCGAACCAGTACAGTGCCGGGGACTACGCGCACCTCGGTGGCGCGGCGGGTTTTCAGATTCGATTGGGCCTCGCCGATGCGGATCAACTGCTTGCGCGCGTCCGGCGCGAGGCCACCGAGCGCCTCCTCCTGTAGTTTGTAAGCGACGCGGCCTTCGACGTAGTTACGATTGTGATGCGACGGGCGGCGCAGGAAATACTTGTCCCACAGTGACCACAGATCCTTCATGGGCAACTTCGGCAGCGCCGCCACGCGGGCCGCCAAGGTGGGTGTTTGGCTGGATGCCTTCATTTGGAAACTCCTGGTTGAGAGGGGTTTGTATGAAGGCGCTCGGGTGCCGAGAAGCCAAGCGGAACAGCGCTGTCTCTGGGCAAGGTCGAGTGAAGTCGCGCAATGGCCAAAGCCAGGATCGATGCGGCCTCTCGGGCGCGTTCGCGGGGCGACAGATGTTCGGGGGGCGTATGTTCGACGGTCATTTCGGTATCCATGAGGTTGTTCAGACCGTCACGGATACTATGACCGCAAGTGGGTCGGAGTATCCCGTTTTGGAGTGGGTGAGCGTAGGAGAGTGATCGGCGTCTCTGATGGCGATACGATCACATTGCTGGAACCAATATTGATGGACGGAAGCGATTGCGCGAGATGACCCCCAAGGCGCTCCTACCTAGACTCCACGCCGCCATCCATCACGAACGAACATGATTGACCTGATTTTTATCAGGTCTTATATTTGAGCATCGGCGCGGAACAATCCCATGGGCAAGCAAAAGATCTCAGGAATAACCGATCCGCAGGCCAGAACACTGCGAATGATCTGCGACATCCTGGACATCAACGGGCTTCCTCCCACGGTTAAGGAGCTGTCGGAAGCGCTGGGCATAAGTCACGCCAGTGCTCATGAACAGATCGTCCAGCTGGTAAGAAAAGGGTATTTGAAGAAAGAAGCGAGAAAAGCCCGGAGTCTCGTCGTCATCAAACGGCACGAGTCATGACGATGAGCATCAAGCGATAATAGGGAGATCGGCATGGGACATGTCCGACTTGGACTTCTTCCAAGATCGAAGGCATGGAAGGAAGTGGTTGGCCTGATCACGGCCGGTGCGAATGTCTCCCAGATTGCCAATGCCACCATCAACGCGGCGGAGAAAGCGTTCTCCTTTGTTCTCAACGACCACGGCTATACCGAAGCAGTATGGCTGATGGCCCAACTCGCCATTGCAGCCAAGAAACCTGACTTTACTGAGCACATGAATTCGTTGGGCGTTTCTCTGCCGGCCAACGCCACCTTATCAGACGTCGCTGCGGCCATCTCCGACACGCTGGATCGCAAGCTGGAATCTACAGCCAAGAGGTCAGACCTCGGCGATATCGCGCAACGTGCATTGATCGGTGCAGTGCTTGATCATCTGGCGCCCAAACTGCCATCTCTGTTTCCATCGGCTGCCAATGATGTCCGGGCGGCACTGGCGACCCTGGGCAAACAGCGCGAGTTTGGTGAGCTTTCCCGCTCGTTCTATTCGAAGCTGACCAACGAAAGCCTGGAGTATTTCCTCAGCAAGACCTTGGCTACCCACCTGGGCGAAGGCCAGCGCTTTGCCACGATGAACGAGAAGGCCCAGTTTGAAACGGCCTTGTCGACACACTGCCGAGAGGCATCGCTGATCGTCGAACAATTCTCGTCCGACTGGTTCTCCAAGCACAGATTTGAAGAGGGTGGCGGAATTTCCAGGAAATCGTCGGATGGCTTTGCTGCCTTCGCGCTAAAAAAAATGAAAGACGAACTTAAAGCAGGGGCGCGCAGCGATGCAGGCTGAACGCTACATTCTTTGCGGTGGAACAGCCGCCGATGGCGTCGTGTTCGACCCAGATCGCGACTTACGCCTGCGCCTTTTGGGTGGCAAGGGGCCTGACAAGATCACGCTGCGCATCGAGGACATCCACCAGCGGATGTACAAAGACGTGCCGGCGGAGTTCCAGGATTTGCTGGAGATTGCCACCTACGTCTACAGCGCAGATCAGGCCATCGCTCGTGGTGCCGATGACGTGGACTCGTTCGGCAATGGCTGGCGACGCCACCTACATTTCGTTATCCCGGTCAGGAAACCCGACTTCTGGCGCAGTTCCGAAATGACCAATACCTTGTGCGCCACTCTCGGCTTTCTCTCCGACGACAACTACCAATTCGACTTTTGCCAACTGGAGCAGGCACAGCCATTCCAGGACTACCTTGATTTCAACAATGGTGAGCAGCCGTTAGGCGATCCGGAGCAGGTGGTGATGTTCTCCGGCGGTCTCGACTCCCTCGGCGGGGCCATCGAAGAAGTGCTTAACCAGAAACGCAAGGTTGTGTTGGTCACCCACAAATCGACGGAGAAGATGAGCAAGCGACACCATGCCCTGGAGAACATGCTCGCTGAGCGGGCGGGTGAAAACGCGCCATTTCATATCAGTGTGCGGGTGCACAAGAACAAGGACTTGAACTACGAATACACCCAGCGCAGCCGTTCCTTTCTCTACATGTCCATTGGCGCGACCATCGCCCGGATGCTCGGCCTTAAAAGTGTGCGTTTTTACGAAAATGGTGTCATCAGCCTTAACCTGCCAGTGTGTGCACAAGTAGTCGGTGGCCGGGCTACGCGCACCACCCATCCTCGGGTTATGAAGGGCTTCCAGGAAATCATTTCCCTGGTGGCTGGTACACCTATCACCATCGAAAACCCCTTCATCTGGAAAACCAAGGCCGAGGTTGTGGAAGTGATCACCAAGGCGGGTTGCCAGGACATGATTGCGGCATCAACCACCTGCACCCACACCTGGACGACAAACAACCAGCACACCCACTGTGGCACCTGCTCGCAGTGCATAGACCGGCGCTTTGCTGTGATCGCGGCCAAGGCCGATGAGTTTGACCCGGTCGAGGCTTACAAGTCTGACATCTTCACCCAGAGTCGGGACAAGGACGACGACAAGATCATGGTCGCGGCCTACCTGGAGCGTGCCAATCAGGTCGACAGTCTCCCCGATGTGAACAAGTTCATCGCCCGGTACAGCGAAGTCAGCCGGGTTCTTCGGCATCTTGATGGGCCACCGAGCAAAACCTCACAGAGAGTGTTCGACCTCTACAAGCGCCACGCCAAGGAGGTCATGTGGGCGCTCGACAAGGTACACAGCCGAAATGTCACGGCCATCCGCGAGCGGACGCTGCCGGGCGACTGCCTATTGCGTACTGTTTATGAGTCCGGCTCAGTGATTTCCGTGCCGGCGGTAGCCGCGAAGGTGGAACTGCCGACAAACTTCTTCCGTAGGCGAGGTGAAGAATGGGAAGCCAGGTTTAACGCGCGCAACCCGATCACGCTGTTGAACGTCAACAAGGGTTGCGGCTACATCCAGATTTTGTTGGCGCGCCCGCGACAGGAGATATCGATCTTCGAGATCGCCTGTGGTTGTGCCATTGATGACTGCGACGCTGTGCTCAAGACGCAGCCTGACTCTGATGATTTGGCCGAGGGATTTCAAATAACGCAAGGCGTGCAGCTGGGTGACGCAGGTGTGGTGGCCGACCGCAAAGCCGTTCTGCAATACAAGGCGCGAGCAAAGGCACTCCTGCTCGAAGTCGAGGAAGCCAGAGGAAATGGCGATGCAGAACAAGTGGCTGACTTGGAGGAGGAAATCATCCAGGTGGCCCGCGCCATCAGCGAGGCCACGGGTACGAAGGGCCGCCTGCGCAAAACCAAGGACACGCGCAAGAACGTTCTGGATGCCTTTCGCAGTGCTGTTAAGCGCGCAATTACCACCATCGAAAGATACGACAAGCCATTAGCGGAGCACCTGACAGGATCAATCAAGTTCGGCTACGAAACGGTTTATCAGCCTGGGACAGATGTGGTGTGGGAGGTGCGTGCTTCAGCAACGCTTGCCACGAAGTAAGCGATTACCCGAAAAATTTTCGATGCTACGCCCCATGTAGCATTTGCTACGCCGGATGTAGCGCCTTCCCTGATGAAGGCGCGATCCGGCTTCCTTGGTCAGTACAGGACTGACCACCGGTCGCGCCCGACCCCTTGTGGGAAAGGAGACTGGCAATGGTCAACACATCGCCCCAGTCTTTGGGTGTCGGCGCACAACCGCGACCACTCGAAGACGTCACGACAAATCGCATCTCTCCGATGTCGATTCCAGCGTCCTCAGCATCAGCAGAGCGACGCTTTCTAACTGAAGCTGAACTCGCTAACCGGTGGAATCTTTCCCCCAGGACCCTCGCTCGATGGCGATGTCTTGGCAGGGGCCCCCTGTTCGCAAAATTCTCCAAAAAGGTCGGCTATCCGATAGACGGCCAGGGCGGCGTCCTGGATTGGGAACAACGCATCCTGTACCGCTCGACGTCCGAGCGGGCATTCGCGTGAGGAGGCGGCCATGAGCGATCTCATGATTTTCCCCGCCGACTTCCCTGATCTGTCTGTCAGCCAGATTGCCGGATTGCCGCAGCAGCGTCTTCAGGAACTCGACATCAGATTGAACGAGTTGATGGCCTGGGCGAAGCAAGCACGCGAACGGGTCAATACCGCACTGGAGCAACGCTACGGCGAGCAGGGGCGCGCCGCCCTGGTGGAGTCCGGCCGGGACTTCGGCGTGTCGCATCTCTCCGATGGCCCGCTGCGCGTGACTTACGAATTGCCCAAGCGCATCTCGTGGGACCAGAAGCGGCTCGCGGAAATTGCCGAACGCATCGCCGCCTCTGGCGAGCGAGTCCAGGACTACATAGACGTCGACCTGTCGGTTTCCGAAACCCGGTTCAACAACTGGCCACCGGCGCTCAAGGAGCAGTTCGCCGCCGCCCGCACCGTCAAACCCGGCAAGGCGTCCTTCCGCCTCGCCTTCGTTCAGGAGATTTCCGAATGAGCGCCAATCCCATGTTTGAAAAACTGCGTCGCCACCTTGGCAGCTATCGCGGCGAATTCCTGCCTGACGAGATCTGCTACTTCGACCGCTACCGCAACCTCGTCGTCAAACCCCTGCTGGATGCGTCACTCGACGAGATCGCCTTCGCCGTCGAGACGCTGAAGGCCGAGAACATCGCGATCAGCTGCCGCCGCGATGCGCTGGAATCCATCTACGCACAGGCCCGCAAGCACGGCGCGGTCGGCGCCGATCAGATTGGCCAGATCGCCGAGGAGGTGACGAAATGAACCAACTCGTCGCTTTCACTTTCGAGTCGCACAACCTCCGCGTAACGACAGGGGACGACGGCGAGCCTTGGTTTGTTGCTGCCGATGCCTGCGCGGCACTGACCATCGGAAACAACCGCGATGTTCTTGCGCGTCTTGATGATGACGAAAAGGGTGTCGGTTCAATCGACACCCTTGGCGGCAAGCAGGACATGGCGGTGGTCAACGAATCTGGCCTGTATGCACTGATCCTTGGTAGCCGCAAGCCCGAGGCCAAGCGGTTCAAGCGCTGGGTCACTCACGAGGTGCTGCCGTCCATCCGCAAAACCGGCGCCTATGCCGTACCCGGTTCTGTCGCCGCATTGCCATCACCGACCCAGGATCGCGTCACCGCGCTTCTGTTGATCGGCGAGGCGGTGGCCAAGGTGCCGGGCGTCAAGCAGGGCATCGCGATGGCGGCCACACTCACCTGCATCCAGGAAAACACCGGACTTTCAGTGGAAACGATGCGTCGAGCGCTGCCGGCGTGCAACGAACCCCTGGCGGCGGTGAACCCTACCAAGCTCGGTGAGCAAATCGGCCTGTCAGCGCGAGCGGTCAATCTCCGGTTGGCGGCCTTGGGTTATCAGGAGCGCAACGACCGGGACGAGTGGGAATTGACCGACGCCGGCCGTGCTTGGGGCGAGGCCCTGCCGTACTCACGCAACGGGCATTCCGGTTACCAGATTTTGTGGCGTCCGGAAGTGACCGAACAGCTGAAGGAGGCCGCGTAATGAGCATGCCATTCATCAAGGCGGAAGACCGCCTTGCCAGAAAACGCAGCCTGAAGCTCGGGTTGGTGGGCGTACCCGGAATCGGCAAGACATCCTTGCTATGGACGCTGCCTCCAGAACAGACCCTGCACGTCGAGATCGAGGACGGCGATTTGTCGGTGGCGACTTGGCCTGGTGATGTCTATCGCCCGCAGACCTGGGACCAATTTCGAGATCTGGTCGTTGCCATCAGCAAGCCAGTGCCAACTGCTGCCATCGGTCAGTCCTACTCGGATGCGCATTACAACAGAGTGAGCCAGGAGATGGGCGACCTCTCGCAGTTTGCCCGCTACGAATACATCGTCATCGACAGCCTGTCTGCGCTTTCACGACTGTGCCTTGCCTGGTGCAAAGCCCAGCCGCAGGCCATGACCGACAAGGGCCGCCCGGACATGCGTGCGGCCTACGGTTTGCTCGCCAATGAAATGGTCACCGCCATTTCCGTGCTCCAGCACGTTCAGGACAGGCATCTCGTCTACGTCGTGATCCTGACCGAGAAAGCCGACGACAAGAACCAGAAGTCCTACGAGCTTCAGCTCGAGGGTGGAAAGACCGCCGCTGAATTCCCTGGCGTCGTCGACGTCTTGGTCACGCTAACCATGCAGCCGAGCCCATCGGGTGCCAAGCGCGTGCTGGTCACCAAACAGGACAACCCCTTGGGACTGCCGGCGAAAGATCGATCAGGCCGGCTCGACCCAATCGAAGAACCCAACCTTTACCGGCTGATTGCCAAGTGCCTCGGCCAGGTCATCGCTTAATCAGGAGAAAACTCATCATGGCTATGGATTTCAATGACGCACCGCGTCAAAACGACGGCTTCGAACCCATCCCGCACGGCACGCTGCTGAAAGTCAGGCAGACCATTCGCCCGGGCGCATTCACCGATCCGGCGCAAGGCTGGAATGACGGCTCCCCGACGCAGTCCGAGCGTACCAGTTCGATCTACCTGAACTGTGAATACACGGTCGTTTGCGGCGAGTTCCACAAACGCAAGTTCTTCGGCCTGACCGGCCTGTGGAGCCCCAAAGGCAAAACGTGGGGAGACATGGGGAAGGCCACGATCCGGGCAATGCTCAACAGCGCGCGCGGCGTGCATCCCGTCGACAGCACACCGCAAGCGGTGGCAGCCCGTCGCATCAACGACTTCGGCGATCTCGACGGTCTGGAATTCGCGGTACAGGTGGCGGTCGAGAAAGATGATCGCGGCGAACTGCGCAACGTGATCAAACAGGTGATCGAACCCGACCACGTCCAGTACCAGACCCTGATGGCCTGCGCGGCGATGGCGGCTCCGGTTGCCAGGGCTGTTGCCACGCCCCAATGGGCGACACCCGCCGCACCAATCGCGGCACCAGCAGCAGTTTCTGCGTTAGCTCCCGCTGTAGCCCCGGCGTACCCCGTGGCCGGCAAGCCCGCCTGGGCGCAGTAATGGGGAGGGCGCATGCCATGCTGGATATGCAATCGCCCCGCGCGGGGCTTCGGCCACCTGGATACCCGGTTCAAGCCCGGCGATCTCCGGTCCGCGCCGCTCGACTGGGTCTTCTGTTCGCGCCGGTGTCAGGACGCCTTCCATGCCCTCTATGGGTTCTGGAAAGACAAGGCGCCCGCGCGGGAGGAGCAGTTCATGGTTGATCCGACCGCAATGGAAACCACAGCGATGAAAGCCTGCCTGCGTCCCTTCGGGGAAGCAGCCGGCGAAATCGGCTTCGACAAACCCCTGGGCCACTACAGCGAGGCCGAGGCCCTGGCGGTGGTCAACGCCATCGTCACCACCTACCTGGAAGTGATGAGCAAGGCCCAGGCCCGCGTCAACGCGAGTGGTCCGTTCGCCGACCTGGCGGAAGACCTGCCGTGGGAGACAAAGTGATGCTGGATTTCAATTCCACTTCATCCATCTCCGGGCAGATTACCACCCTGGTCGACGCCGGCATGCAGACCAAGGCCCGGCAGCAGGAAAGCCGCGCCTACCTCGGGGCGTCGCGCCTCGGGGTGGCTTGTGAACGCGCTCTGCAGTTTGAATACGCCGCCGCACCTGTGGATCCGGGCAAGGACTTCTCCGGCCGCATCCTGCGCATCTTCGAGCGTGGTCACACCACCGAGTCACTGATGGTGGAGTGGCTGCGGCTCGCGGGATTCGAACTGCGCACCCATGGCAAGGATGGTCAACAGTTCGGCTTCAGCCAGCTCAATGGCCGACTGCAGGGGCACGTCGACGGCGTCATCGTCGGCGGCCCCGAGGGCTATTCCTATCCCTGTCTCTGGGAGATGAAGTGTCTGGGCGGCAAGTCCTGGCGCGAACTGGAGAAGCACAAGCTGGCTGTCGGCAAACCCGTCTATGCCGCCCAGGTCGCCCTCTACCAGGCCTACCTCGATCTGCATGAACACCCGGCGTTGTTCACCGCGATCAACGCCGACACGATGGAGATTTACGCCGAGTTGGTGCCCTTTGATGCATCCCTGGCCCAGCGCATGTCGGATCGGGCAGTGAAGGTGATCAGCGCCACCGAAGCCGGCGAACTGCTGCCGCGCTCGTATGCCGAGCAGACCCACTTCGAATGCCGGATGTGCGCGTGGTCAGAACGCTGCTGGAGGACACACCCATGAAACATCCTCTTCCCCAACCGCCGGTGGTGGAGCCGATGGTCGATGCCAGGCACGCCTCGCGCGCCCTGAATTTGCCCCTCTACTACTTCACCAAACCGAAAAGCCGCGAGGCCAAGAAAATCCCGTTCTATCGGATCGGGCGAACCATTCGCTTCCGCCTATCCGAACTGGATGCGTGGTCGGCGCAGCACCACAGGCAGCATGAAGCCGAGGGGGGCGAATGATCGATTTCAACGATACCCCCGAGGCGGTCGAGCGCAACCTGGAAGCCGAGCGTGAGGAGATACGCGCGGCACTCATCGCGAATCTGGAGTCCGTGCTGTTCACGCTGTTTCCTGCCGGCAAGAAGCGTCATGGCAAGTTTTACATCGGCGACATCCTGGGCAGCCCCGGTGACAGCCTCGAAATTGTCCTCAATGGCGAGAAGGCCGGGCTCTGGACGGATCGCGCTGACGATTCCGGCGGTGATGTATTCATGCTGATCGGCGGTCACTTCGGCGCCGATACGCATCACGACTTTCCCAAGGTGCTGGCGCACAGCACGGATCTGCTTGGGCGTGCGCCACCGGCAACAACACGGAAGGGCAAACGGCAGGCCCCAATCGACGAACTCGGCAAGGCCACGGCCAAGTGGGATTACTTTGATGCCAACGGCAAGCTGATTGCGGTGGTCTATCGCTACGACCCGCCCGGTGGCAAGAAGGAGTTCAGGCCGTGGGATGCGAAACGCAAGAAGATGACGCCGCCCGAGCCACGTCCGCTCTACAACCAGCCGGCCATGCGGGATGCTGACGCTGTCGTCCTGGTCGAAGGCGAGAAGTGTGCGCAGGCACTGATCGAGGCAGGGATCTGCGCGACGACGGCGATGCACGGCGCGAACGCCCCGGTCGAGAAAACCGACTGGTCGCCGCTGGCTGGCAAGTCCGTACTGATCTGGCCTGACCGCGACAAACCGGGCTGGGCTTACGCCATGACTTCAGCCGATGCCCTGTTGGCGGCAGGTGCTACCTCGTGCGTCGTGCTGTTGCCGCCGGATGACAAACCCGCGGGCTGGGATGTGGCCGACGCGCTGGCCGAAGGGTTTGATGTCACCGGCTTCCTCGCCAATGGACCGCGCATCAGCGTCAAACCCTCGCAGGGTGCCGACCTTCCCGCCCAAACCGAGCACGCCGTGTGGGCGACCGATGATGCCTTGGCGCTGTCATTCACCGGTCGCTATGCCGACGACTGGCGCTACTGCGCGCAGTGGGGCAAATGGCTGGTGTGGACGGGCAACCGCTGGCAGGCCGATGAAACCCTGCTGGTTGCCCACCTCATTCGCCAGGTCTGCCGGGATGCATCGGTCCAGGCGGATTCCCATCGCCTGGCCGCCAAACTCGCCGCCAGCAGCACGGTCGGCGGCGTTGAACGGCTCACCCGCAGTGATCGGCGACACGCATCCACCTCCGATGAGTGGGATGCCGATCCCTGGCTGATCAACACCGCTGGCGGCGTCATGGATCTGCAGACCGGGCGAATGCGGCCGCATGAGCGATCAGACCGGATGACCAAGATCGCCACGGCCACGCCGCGCGGGCAATGTCCTCTCTGGCTTGCCTTCCTAACCGATGTAACTGGTGGGGATGCCGATCTTGCCGCCTACCTGCAGCGGGTCGTCGGCTATTGCCTGACCGGCGTCACCAGCGAGCACGCCTTGTTCTTCCTGTATGGCACGGGCGCAAACGGCAAGTCGGTGTTCGTGAACGTGATCACCACGATTCTGGGTGACTACGCGGCGAACGCGCCGATGGATACGTTCATGGAGACCCGCACCGACCGGCATCCCACCGATCTTGCGGGCCTGCGCGGCGCGCGCTTTGTGTCCTCCATCGAAACCGAGCAGGGCCGGCGCTGGAACGAGTCGAAGGTCAAAGCCATCACCGGTGGCGACAAGGTGTCGGCGCGCTTCATGCGTCAGGACTTCTTCGAGTACTTGCCGCAGTTCAAGTTGGTGATTGCCGGCAACCATAAACCGTCCATCCGCAACGTGGACGAGGCCATGAAGCGCCGACTTCACCTGATTCCGTTCACGGTCACGATTCCGCCCGAGCGGCGCGACGGCAAGCTCACCGAGAAGTTGCTCAAGGAACGTGACGGCATTCTGGCGTGGGCGGTTGAAGGGTGCGGCCTGTGGCGGCAGGGTGGCTTGAAGGCCTCCAAGGTGGTGGTCGACGCGACCGACGAATACTTCGACGAAGAAGACGCCCTCGGCGAATTCATCGACGAGGAATGCCAGCGCCATCCCCAGGCGCGCGTCTCCGTCGCGGACACCTTTCAGCGCTGGCAGGAATGGGCCAATCGACGTGGCGAATACATCGGCACCAGTCGCTGGCTCATGCAGCAACTCTGCAATCGCGGGCTTGAGCGCATGCGCATGCCGGGCGGGATGAAGGGCATCGCCGGCCTGTCGCTCAAGCCCAAAGAAACCAGCGGCTACATGCCGTATCGAGACGACTGATCGGATTTTGTGACCGAACGTGACCGGCTTCTCGTTATCCCCTTACGTGTGCGCGTGTACGCACGTAAAGAGGGTTAATGGAATTACGGTCACGTTCGGTCACAAACCGGAAAACAACACGGAGTGACGAATGATGAACGTAACGATTCTGGCCCTCGATCTGGGCACTCACACCGGGTGGGCACTGCACCACCTGGACGGCACCATCACCAGCGGCACCGAGCACTTCAAGCCGCAGCGCTTCGAAGGCGGCGGCATGCGCTTCCTAAGGTTCAAGCGGTGGCTCAACGAACTGCTGACCACCAGCGACAACATCAATGCTGTGTTCTTCGAGGAGGTTCGGCGGCATGCCGGCGTGGATGCGGCGCATGCCTACGGCGGGTTCATGGGACATCTGACCGCCTGGTGTGAGCATCACAACATTCCCTACCAGGGTGTGCCGGTCGGCACGATCAAGAAGCACGCGACCGGCAAAGGCAACGCCGGCAAGGACGACATGGTCGTGGCAGCCCAATCGCGTGGCCACACCCCGGTTGACGACAACGAAGCGGATGCGCTGGCGCTGCTGCACTGGGCCATCGAGACGCAGGAGGTGTGAGATGAAGATCCCGGCAAACACCTATCGCTGCCCGCTCGGCCGCCTGCAACCACAGACCACCGATCTCGAAGCGGTCAAGCAACTCGGCTGGCGCGACCAGCACATCCTCGTGGTGTCGGAGCAGGACGAGCGGCTGGATTTCGTCGAGAAGGAGTTCATCCGTCGTATCGGCGAGCGGCTCTACGGAGCATCAAACAAAGGGGCGCGTCATGGCTGAGTGGACGATGGACGACGTGGCCGCGCGTTTCCTCGAGGCAGCCGAGACGGGGCGGCGGCTGCCCCCGGTCCGAGTGCAGGGCTACTTCAACGTGTGGCCCGCCTTCGCGCGCAAGGAGTGGGAAACCTTCGCTGGCGAGGATTATGAATACCGGCCTCTGCCGCCCACACCCGAGGCGATCGACCGGATGATGGAAGCCATGCGCTGGGTGCAATGGCTGGAGGAAGATCAACGCCACCTGATCTGGATGCGGGCCAAGCAGCGCGAGTGGAAGGACATCTGCCGCCGCATCGGCTGCGACCGCACCACAGCGTGGCGGCGCTGGCAGAAAGCCCTGCAGGTAGTCGCCGATCGGCTCAACCACGTCGGCAGTCATGCCGTAGCAATTTGACGTGAATTGGCGTGAATGCGAGTAGCAGAGCGGCAATGGGAGGGGATGAGCGATTTTCCAGCGTGCAACATCTCGGGCGGTTTTCCCGTAGGATTTCGCTATCGTCGACCAGATGACCCTCTCCCTGACCTTCCGCAATGGAAGGTTTTTCTGACCACCTTCGGGTGGTCATTTTTTGGGTGTCAGATGGTCGACAGGTATTCGACGGGTCCTTCCTGTCGCCTCCGCCATGCGGGAGGCGAGAGCGCGGCCTTTCGATAGTGTCCGACTGCAAACCGAGGTTTGCAGGGTTTGCGGGGTTTGCAGGTTTGCACCCTGGGTTTGCACCCCACACCCATTTCCAGAGCCCGTCCACGGTCTGATCGTTGGCGGGCTTTGTCGTTTCCAGCGCAGCACGCGCCTATTCGGAGTCCTTGATCTGAACACGCTCGCCGTCGAATACCGCTTGGTTGAGACGCTCATTCCCTTTGCCCGCAATCCCCGGACTCACTCCGAGGCGCAGGTGGCCAAGATCGCCGCCAGCATCGTGGAATACGGCTGGACCAATCCCATCCTGGTGGATGGCGACAACGGGCTCATCGCCGGCCACGGTCGTCTGGCCGCCGCCCGCAAGTTGGGGCTGGCCGAAGTGCCGGTGATCGAGTTGGGCCATCTCTCGCCCACCCAGAAACGGGCCTACGTGATTGGCGACAACCAGCTTGCCCTGCAAGCGGGCTGGGACGAGGAACTGCTGGCGCTGGAACTGGCCGAGTTGCAGGAGGCCGGTTACGACCTGCTGCTCACCGGCTTCGACGATGGCGAGATCGAACGGCTGCTGGCCGATACTGTTGCAGTCGATGAGGAAGCCGCGCCGGGTCCGGACGAGGCAGAGGCCAACGACGATGTGCCGGACGCCCCGACCAACCCCGTCTCCCGCCCGGGCGACATCTGGCAACTGGGCGCGCACCGCTTGATCTGTGGTGATGCCGCCGACGCCGATGTGGTCGCTGCACTGATGGCAGGCGAAGCCGCTGATCTGTGCTTCACCTCGCCGCCCTACGGCAACCAACGTGACTACACCAACGCCATCGTCGATTGGGATGACCTGATGTGCGGCGTCTTTGCGCGACTACCCATGGCTACCGATGGCCAAGTGCTGGTCAACCTGGGGCTGATCCATCGCGACAATGAAGTGCTTCCCTACTGGAACGGCTGGCTCGACTGGATGCGCGCCCAAGGTTGGCGTCGCTTCGCCTGGTACGTCTGGGACCAGGGGCCAGGGATGCCTGGCGATTGGTCAGGCCGACTGGCCCCGAGTTTCGAATTCGTTTTCCACTTCAACCGCGATACTGGCAAACCCTGCCGCAAACCCAACAAGATCGTGCCCTGCAAATTCGCCGGGCAGGAAACGCACCTGCGCGCCGATGGCTCATCGACGGCGATGCGCGGCAAGGATGGCGAGGTCGGCGGCTGGACGCATTCCGGCACGCCCACCCAGGACCACCGCATCCCCGATAGCGTGATCCGCATCATGCGGCACAAGGGCAAGATCGGTCAGGGCATCGACCACCCAGCCGTGTTCCCGGTGGACTTGCCGGCCCACATCATGGAAGCCTTCACCGACGATGGCGGGATCGTGTTCGAACCCTTCGGCGGCTCGGGCACCTCGCTGCTGGCCGGGCAACGGACGGGTAGGAAGGTTCGGGCGGTGGAAATCGCCCCCGAGTATGTCGACGTGGCCATCAAGCGGTTCCAACAGAACCATCCCGGCGTGGCGGTGACTCTCCTTGCCAGCGGCCAGACCTTTGACGCCGTCGCCACCGAGCGCTTGGGAGCAGCGGCATGAGCACTTCCTGGCTTGCCGACAAGATCGAGCAGTGGCCGACCGGCAAACTGCTGCCGTATGCGCGGAATGCCCGCACCCACACCGACGCCCAGGTCGCGCAGATCGCAGCGTCCATAGCTGAATTCGGCTTTACGAATCCCATCCTCGCCGGGGGCGACGGCGTGATCGTGGCGGGGCATGGTCGGCTCGCCGCCGCTCAGAAACTTGGCATCCAGACCGTGCCGGTGGTGGTGCTCGACCATCTAACGCCCACCCAGCGCCGCGCCCTGGTGATTGCGGACAACCGTATTGCCGAGAACGCCGGTTGGGATGAGGCGATGCTCCAGGTGGAACTGGCGGCACTGCAGGACGACAACTTCGACCTGTCGCTCACCGGCTTCGATGCTGATGCGCTGGCCGATCTGTTGGCTGGCGAAGAAACCACGACCGAGGGGCAGACCGACGAGGATGCGGTGCCCGAGTCCTCCGGACCAGCGGTATCGCGTCCGGGCGACATCTGGATCTGTGGCGACCACCGGGTACTGTGCGGTGATGCCACCGATGCCAGCAGCTACGCCGCGCTGCTGGGCGACGAGCGGGCTGACATGGTTTTTACCGACCCGCCCTACAACGTCAACTACGCCAACACGGCAAAGGACAGGCAGCGTGGCAAGGACCGGGCGATCCTGAATGACAACCTTGGTGATGGCTTCTACGATTTCCTGCTGGCGGCGCTGACGCCGGCCTTGGCGAACTGTCACGGAGGAATCTATGTGGCCATGTCGTCATCCGAACTCGATGTGCTGCAGGCCGCCTTCCGCGCTGCCGGTGGCAAGTGGTCCACCTTCATCATTTGGGCCAAAAACACATTCACCCTGGGTCACGCCGACTACCAGCGCCAGTTCGAGCCCATTCTGTATGGCTGGCCGGAGGGCGGCAAGCGTCATTGGTGTGGCGATCGCGATCAGGGAGACGTCTGGCAGATCAAGAAACCGCACAAGAACGATCTGCACCCGACCATGAAGCCGGTCGAACTGGTGGAGCGGGCGATACGCAACTCAAGTCGCCCTGGGGATGTGGTGCTGGATGCCTTCGGTGGTTCCGGGACGACGATGATCGCCGCCGAAAAGTCAGGCCGACGCGCCCGGCTCATCGAACTGGATCCGAAGTACGTGGATGTGATCGTGCGCCGCTGGCAGGACTGGACGGGCAAGGAGGCCATACGCGCCGGAGATTTAGCGGTTTTTAACTCCTTGTCATTGCTCCGAGTCCGCCCAACAGACAGTGCTATTTCAGAAGAAACAAGTGGGCGGCAGTAAACACGCAAATAAGCTCGCCCAGAAAGTCGCTTTACATAATAGGATGTTCGTCTCATTATATTTGGACGTTCATCCATTTAAGGGGGCATCATGCAGCAGACAGTTCTGGTTACGGGCGCTAATGGCTTTGTCGGCAGCCATGTTCTGGAGGCTTTGGCCCAGCGCGAGGATGTGCGTTTGATCGCGGCCTGCCGGGATGGCGGGCAACTGGCCGGGGTTTTTGCAGGCGAGGTGCGGGTAGGCGACCTGCGTGATCCGGAGTACGTGAAATCTGTGGTGGAAGGGGTGGATGTCCTTTGCCATGCGGCGGCGTGGACCTCGATGTGGGGTCAGTCAGAGAATTCGCGGCACCTGTTTCTGGAGCCTGGCTTGGCGCTGATCAAGGCCGCGCGTGCTGCCGGCGTGAAGCGCTTCGTCAATACCAGCACGACCAGCGCAGCCGCGCCCAAGCATTCCGCCGACCCGATGAGTCGGGGTATTCCACGTGCCTTCTGGCCGCATCTGGGCAATGTCATCGCGCTCGAAAACGCGTTGCGGGAAGTGGCCGGCCCGGGTTTCCAGGTGATCAATCTGCGTCTGGGCATCTTCGCGGGGCGGCGCTATGGGCTAGGCCTGCTGCCGATCCTGGTGCCGCGTCTGAAAACCCATCTGGTGCCCTGGGTGGCGAGCGGGCGCACCAGCTTGCCCATCATCGACGGCCGCGACATCGGCCAGGCATTTGCCCTGGCAGTCACGGCAGCGGATTTAGCCGACTACGAAGGCTTCAATATCGTCGGACCGGAAGTGCCGAGCGTGCGTCAGGTGATCACGCTGTTGCATGATGAATTCGGCCTGCCGAACCCGCATTTCGGCGTGCCCTTCGCCATCGCTTATCCCTTCGCCTGGCTGATGGAAAAGCTCGACCCGCTGGTGCCGTGGGAGCCATTGGTGACGCGCAGCATCATTCATCTGATGGAAGAAGTCGGCGTCGATAACAGCAAGGCGGAACGTCTGCTGGGCTACCGTCCTGTGCATGCTTGGCGCGAGGCGGTGCGCACCCAAATGGCGGAAATGTCGGTGCGGCAGACACGGCCCATGGCGATGGCGCGGCCCATCGTCTAACCGATGCGGTTTCGAACCATCCATCCCGCCGGTGCCTTAGCATTGCCGCTCTCCATCACCAGCACCCTGCCATGTTGAGCAAAGGCGATAAAACCCGTGCCGAGATCGTGGAACACGCCAAGTTGCTGTTCTATGAACGCGGCTACGACGGTACTTCGTTTACCGACATCGTCAATGCCGTCGGGGTCTATCGCGGCAACATCAACTACTACTTCAAGACCAAGGACGACATCCTGAAGGCGGTGATAGACCGGCATCTGGGGGAATTCGGCGCACTACTGGCCGAATGGACGGCACGCCATGCGGACCCGCGCGACCGCCTCATCGACTTCGTCCACATGATTGCGGAGCGCCAGGCTGCTTTGACCCGCTATGGTTGCCCAATCGGTACGCTGAACACCGAACTGGGCAAGGATAGGCCGGAGTTGCAACAGTCAGCGCGTGCGTTATTCGATCTGTTCCGGGACTGGCTGGCCGAGCAGTTCCGTGGCCTTGGCTGCGGCGACGAAGCAGTCACATTGGCACTACATCTACTCGGGCGGGCACAGGGCGTGGCGGTCATCGCCCATGTTTACCAGGATGCTGCGCTGCTGCAGCGTGAATTAGTTCAACTGGAAAACTGGGTCAGTCAGCTTGGCCGCTAACACATGAGGCGGGGTTATATCTCTGGCACTTCATGAAGAGCAGTTCATGACTTGAGCTTGCCTGTCGTGCTGCCAGCCCTGAACGACGGAAATGGTCCAACTTGCCGTCCAAATAGAACTGATGGAAGTCCGTGTTGGGTCGTAAAAGGTAGATCGCGTCAGGCGGCAAGGGCTTCGTCGTTGATCTCGCAATGCACCACGAAGCCCGTCAGGTAAGACAGCCCGCGCGGGATGCCGTATTCCTTGCCAGTGATGCGGCCAATCGTCCAGCCCATCCACTGCTGCGTGGCGGCGGTGATGGCGGCATCCAGGTCTGCTCCGTGGTGCATCTGGTTGAGGACGCTGTCAGCAAAATGGCGTCCGTAGCGGCTGTCCATAAAGATTCGGACCGTTTCCAGCGACTGGCCGGTGGCCTCAGCAACCGCGTGCATCGCGATCGGCCAGGCGGCTTCGGCGTGTTCGTTCATGGTGCCAAAAAAGCCCCAGGCGTCGTTCTGGGTGGCGGGGGTGTGGTTGGTGGTGGTCATCGTTTTCTCCTGCGGGTTGTTGGTTGCGACACCCGTATGAACGCGCTGTGCGATTGAGAAGCCAAGCGCATTCACCATCTTATTTCGCATCAAATTACCCGCCCCGCAGTACCTTGACGCCCTCGTGTGCGAGGGTCAGTGCGGCGCAGGCAAAGGCAGCGTGCGTGACTCCGGGCGCGTTTTCCGCGTCAGCCAGGAGTTGGTCGACGGCTTCCTTGGCCTTGGCGCGCATCGCGGCACACGCGGCCTCCTGTCGCACCGGGCTGGCGGTCTCGATCTCTGGGCACAGGCGCACCAGGGTAGTCAGGGCGGCGGTGCCGAGTTTTTGTCCGAGGATGTCGATGCTGTTCATTGCGCATCCTCCTGGCTGTGGCAGTCGATCACCTTGACCGCATCGCTGGCGAAGGCCTTGGCCTCCTCCATGCTGCGATGGTGAAAGAAGTACACCGTGCCGTCGGCGCGCGTGGCTTTGTAAAGGTGGAAGTCCATCTGGTGGCTCCTGGGGACGTGGATGACGCCCCCATGAACGCGCTGTGTGATTGAGAAGCCAAGCTATTCAATTCATCGACGCCCGGCGCAATTTAAAGACATGGGCCAGAACATCGGCGTCAAACCCGTAGGCCTCGATGTTGATGCGGTTCATGCCTTCGCGTTCAAGGATGCGCCAGCGCTGGGCATCGTTCTCGGCGCTCGCGACTTCGACCATGAGGGTGTTCAGATAAGCGTCCTCCTCGGCGTTGAGCGGGCGCGGCTGCTCGCGAAGCGATTCCATGATTTGGATGAGATTCGGCATGGTCGTGGCTCCCGGTCAACCTACGCGATAGACCCGCTCGCCGCCCTGGGTCTTCTCCGAGATCAGGTTCAGGCCCAGCTTCTTCTTGAACGCCCCGGCGAAGGTGCCGCGCACCGTGTGCGCCTGCCAGCCCGTGGCGGCCATGACCTGGGGAATCGTTGCCCCCTCGGCGCGCTTCAGCATCGCGACCACTTGTGCCTGCTTGCTGTTCTCACGGGTGCGGGGCTTGGCCTCCTTGGCCTTGTCCTGCCAAGTCGCTTCGGCGGCGGCGAAATCGGCCTCCAGGGCGGCGTCACCGGTCGGTTCCGGATCACATGCCGGGCGGCTGCGGCCGATGGCGGCGTAGCCGTCATCGGTGAGGACATGCTTGCCGTCCTGCTCGACGATCAGTCCGCGCGAGGTGAGTCCGTCGATCACCTTGGTCCGTGCGCCGCCCCGCAGGGTGGGCGGCAGGGGTTCGATGTCGCCATCAGGACGGTAGGCGGCCTGGGTCAGGATGGTGGTTTGGGATTCGGTCAGTTTGATGGTGGTCATGTCGTACTCCTTGCTGGTTGATGGTGATGTGATGAACGCGCTGTTCCGAGGTGAAGCCAAGCGTTTCGCCTGGCTTCGATCTGTATTCAGTCGGCGCTGGCGATTTCCCGCTCGGAGGGGCGCGACACGTTCATGCCGACTTCGACACCTGCTTTGAACGCGGCTTCCAGTGCATCGCGGATGCTCCAGACCGCCACGTCGTGGAAATCGAGGCGATCCGAATGGCGGGTTTCCAGGGTGTCGATGCGCAGGTGCTTCTGGGCGATCAGGGTAAAGATGCTGTCGATCTGGGTCATGGTCGTGTCCTTCTGAGGTCGTTGATGGTGTTGGTATGAACGCGCTGTTCGAGCGGGAAGCCAAGCATTTCGCTGGGCTTCCCAATCTCGATCAGTCCTCGTCGTCGTCCTCGGCTGCCGCTTCAATTTCCGCGATGGTGTCTTCCATCGAGCACATCGAGCCGCCCAGGTAAGCGTGGTCGTTGGTCAGGGCGATCCTGGCGTGGGCAAGCCAGTAGGACTCGGCCCGTTGCAGGGTCATCTCCTGGCCGCTTTGCTTGATCAGTGTCTTGGCTTGCTCCAGGCACTCCAGCATCTGCGCCTGGATTTCGCGCAGTTCGTCGACGAGTTCCTGGCGTTTTTCGGGGGTTTGCGTGGTCATGTTCGTCTCCGTGGACGTGGTTGATGGTGTGGTCATGAACGCGCTGTGCCAGAGACAAGCCAAGCTGAATCTCGAACAAAACCATCAATTTCTCTCTGGATTCCATGGGTCTCTCGATTCGCGCCTACGCCCGCCATCGGGGGGTGTCCGACACCGCCGTCCACAAGGCAATCCGCGCCGGCCGCATCACGCCCGAGGCGGATGGCACGCTGGATCCGGACAAGGTCGATCGGGAGTGGAACAAGAACACCGAGGCCCCGGCACAGGGCACCCAGCGCCGGGCCGAGACCATCACGGTCAAGGAAGCGCCGGCATCGGCCGAACCCCAGACGCCCACCCTGGGCACTGGCGGCACGTCGCTGCTGCAGGCGCGCACGGTCAACGAAGTGGTCAAGGCGCAGACCAACAAGGTGCGTCTGGCCCGGTTGAAGGGCGACCTGATCGATCGCTCCCAGGCCATCGCCCATGTCTTCCAGCTGGCGCGCAATGAACGCGACGCCTGGCTCAACTGGCCGGCGCGGGTGTCGGCGCAGATGGCGGCCACGCTCGGCATGGACGCGCACGCCCTGCACATCGCCCTGGATGAGGCGGTGCGCACACACCTGATGGAACTGGGCGAGTTGCGCCCCAAGGTGGATTGATGGATTACGAAGGCGGCATCGAGATCGAACGCGCCTGGCGCGAGGGGCTGACCCCCGACCCGATGCTGACCCTGTCGGAATGGGCCGACCGGCACCGGGTGCTGTCCAGTAAATCCTCCTCGGAACCGGGCCGCTGGCGCACCAGCCGCACCCCGTATCTGAAGGAAATCATGGATTGCCTGTCGCCGACGTCGCCCATCGAACGCATCGTGTTCATGGCTGGCGGACAACTGGGTAAGACCGAGTGCGGCAACAACTGGATCGGTTATGTGATCCACCACGCACCCGGCCCGATGATGGCGGTCTCCCCCACGGTGGAGATGGCCAAACGCAACTCCAAGCAGCGCATCGATCCGTTGATCGAGGAGTCACCCACCCTCAAGGAACTGATCTCGCCGGCCCGCAGCCGCGACTCCGGCAACACCATCCTGGCCAAGGAGTTCCGGGGCGGCGTGCTGGTGATGACCGGGGCCAACAGCGCGGTGGGGCTGCGTTCGATGCCGGTGCGCTATCTGTTCCTCGACGAGGTGGATGGTTATCCCCTGGACGTGGATGGTGAGGGCGACGCGATCAGCCTGGCCGAGGCCCGCACCCGGACCTTCGCGCGACGCAAGATCTTCATCGTCTCCACCCCGACCATCGCCGGGGTGTCGGCCATCGAGCGCGAGTACGAGGCGTCCGACCAGCGCCGCTACTTCGTGCCCTGTCCGCACTGCGGCCACCGCCAGTGGCTGCGCTTCGAGCAACTGCGCTGGGACAAGAAACACCCGGAGACGGCGGCCTATGTCTGCGAGACCTGCGACACGGCGATTGCTGAGCATCACAAGACCGCGATGCTGGCAGCGGGTGAGTGGCGTGCCCTGGCCGCCAGAAATGGCAGGACGGCGGGCTTCCACCTGTCGTCGCTCTACAGCCCGATCGGCTGGCGCTCCTGGCACGACATCGCCGCTGCCTGGGAGTCTTCTGTGAACAAGGAATCCGGATCAGCCAGCGCCATCAAGACCTTCAAGAACACGGAACTGGGCGAGACCTGGGTCGAGGAAGGCGAGGCACCGGACTGGCAACGCCTGATCGAGCGGCGCGAGGACTATCCGCTGGGCGGCATTCCTGCCGGCGGCCTGCTGCTGGTCGGCGGGGCCGACGTGCAGAAGGATCGCATCGAGGCATCGATCTGGGCCTTCGGTCGTGGCAAAGAGTCCTGGCTCGTCGAGCACCGCGTGCTGATGGGCGACACCGCAAGGGACGCGGTATGGAAACGGCTCGCCGAATTAGTTGCCGAAACCTGGACGCACGCCTCCGGCGCGCAAGTGCCACTTGCCCGATTCGCGCTGGACACCGGGTTTGCCACGCAGGAGGCCTACGCCTTCGTGCGCCTGGCGCGTGATCCCCGCGTGATGGCGGTCAAAGGTGTGGCCAAGGGCGCGGCCCTCATCGGTACGCCGACGGCGGTGGACGTCACCCAGGCCGGCAAGAAGCTGCGCCGGGGCATCAAGGTGTTCTCGGTCGCAGTAGGCATCGCCAAGCTGGAGTTCTACAACAACTTGCGCAAGGCCGCCGACCTGCTGGAGGACGGCGTCACGATGCGTTATCCCACGGGATTCGTGCATCTGCCCAAGGTCGATGCCGAGTTCGTGCAGCAACTCTGCGCCGAACAACTGAACACCCGCCGCAACCGGAACGGCTTCGCCATCCGCGAGTGGCAAAAGATGCGCGAGCGCAATGAAGCGCTCGACTGCTACGTGTATGCCAGGGCGGCGGCAAGCAGCGCCGGCCTGGATCGCTTCGAGGAACGCCACTGGCGCGAACTGGAGCGGCAGCTTGGTCTGCCGCCACCGACCGGCGAGCCCCCCATCGAAGCACCAACCGACCAATTCACTGAGGCCACCCATCGCGGTGGCCTTAGTGCTTCTGGAACCCAGAAACCAACGCGCCGCGTGATTCGTAGCCGCTGGTTCGGGTGATGTGGGCTGAGGTTATTCAACCAAGGCCCGAACCTTTCGACCTTCTATAAGGAAACGCACCATGAGTTTGCAAACCCAGATCCAGAGCTTTGTCCTACGCGCTGCCCAGGAATTCAACGCGGTCTCCACCAAGATCGGTTCGCTGGCCTCGCTGTCCACCACTGACAAGACCAGCCTGGTGTCGGCCATCAACGAACTGAAGAACGCGGTCAATGCGTCCACCAGCATCGATGACAGCGCGATCACCACCAGCACCACCTACTCGTCTTCCAAGATCGTCGGCCTGCTCGACGCATTGAAGGCTGACATCCTGGGTGGCGCCGATGCCGCGTTCGACACCTTGCTGGAAATCCAGCAGGCCATCCAGACCGGTGAATCCGCCGCCACCGCGCTGCTGGACGCCGTCAACAAGCGCGTTCGCTATGACGCTGCCCAGGCCCTGACCGCGCCGGAGCAGGCCCAGGCCCGCAGCAACATCGGTGCAGTCGCCGCCGCCGATGTGGGCGACACCGCCTTCGACTTCGTCGCCGCCTTCGAAGCCGCTCTGATCTAAACCTGCCCGCCCGGTTTCCTGCCTTTGGGCAGGGCCGGGCTCCTGATTTCTTGATCGAGGCATCTTATGAGCACACTCGACACTCGTCTGGGCACGGTTCGCGACTGGATCACCCAGATTCGGCTGGGCAATCCCACCACGCCGATTCCCGCTGTATTGCCTGGCAGCCGGCAGACCCTGGAACTGGGCCTTGGCGAAACCCTGGAGATCGTCCATCCTGCTGACGCCTTGTATCAGCGCCTGGTCTCGCTCGCGGAACAGGTCTTCGAGTCGGGCGCCAGCCTGATTCCGGTGATGACCGGGGAGACTTCGCTGCTGTGCGCCATCTCCTCGTCGTCGTCCTACGCCCCTGCGGACGGCCCTTGGCGTGCCGCCGACGGCACCGCCACCACGCATTGGTCAGTGGGCCCATCGCTTACCCATGGCTGGTGGCGCTGTGTATTCCCCGCCCTCAAGACCGCCGTGGGCTACGCCATCACCGCGCGCAATCCCTACGGCGACAGCGGCCCGAAGGACTGGACGCTGCGCGGCTCGAACGATGGCGTGAACTGGACCGTGCTCGATACCCAGTCCGGCGTGACCTGGAGCAATTCGCAGCGCCGGCAATTCAGCCTGGCCCAGCCGGCCAGCTTCGCCTGGTGGGAGATCAACATCACCGCCAGTGCGCGCCCCGACTATGCCGCTCCCCTGGCGCTGGCCGAAGTGCAGTTCTACGCGCAGGCCACGCAACGCATCCTGGTGCCTTCGCCGCAGGACTATCAGGTCGAGTACCTGACTGATAGCACCCGCATCAAGCGATTGGCCGCCGAGCGCCGGTTGCTCACCGCCACGGTTCGCCTGTGATGATGACGCTGGCGCAGCACATCGCGGCACTCGCCACGCGCATCGGCCAGGAACTGAAAGCCCGGGTCACCCCCGAGCATCCGGGCCTCGCCCGCGCCTGGGTCAGTTTCGGCTGGCGGCAACATAAAACCGGCGACCACATCGTGATTCACGCTGGGCACAACGTGAAGAAAGTCATGCGTCTCGCCCCTGGCAAGTACCGCGTGATCTTCGCCGACCCCATGCCCGACGAGCACTACTGCTGGCTGGCCTTCGCCCGCAACAGCGACAAGACCATGAAGATGGCCGCCGCCCGGGTGAACTGCGACGACAAGACGGTCGACGACGTCGAACTGGTCTGCGCCACGCCCTCGGGAACGCTCGCCGATTCCAGCGAGATCAACGTGGTGGTCTACCGATGAGCACCTACACCGAAGCGCAGTTGCAGGCGCTCCGCGATGCGCTGGCCAAGGGAGAAAAGCGCGTCACCTTCGCCGACAAGACCGTCGAGTACCGCACCGTCGAGGAATTGAAAGCCGCCATCTGCGAGGTCGAGGCGGCCATGCACAACGACGCCGTCGCAACCGGCCTGTGGCCCCGAGCGCCACGCCAGATCCGCGTCACCACCCAAAAAGGATTCTGAATGAACACCCCGATCACGCCGGTTCGCCCGGCCTGTTTCAAATCAATAGGCGAGTTCGCGAATTGGATGGCAGCAGCAAATCGTACCGGCATGCCGAAAAGTGGCTACTGCACCGACTGCACGCCGGCCTATCAGCGCGAGATGCTGAAGGCGAATCGCTGCGGGCATCCTGGCGCGACGTTCACCATCGATGAGGATGGATTCATCGAGGGCAAGCGGCTCAAGCAGGATCGCCGCACGCGTCGCGAGGCCGCAAGGTTGGCGGCCTGACATGGCGTTCTTCGGCAAACTGCGTTCGCTCTTCGGCGGCACGCCTGTCCACGAGGCCGCCGGTCGCGGTCGGCGCGCACTCGCGTGGATGCCCGGCAACCCGGGGGCGGTGGCCGCGATGCTGGCGACCGCAAACGAACTGCGCGCCAAGAGCCGCGACCTGGTGCGCCGCAATGCCTGGGCCAATGCCGCGCTGGAATCCTACGTCGCCAACGCGGTGGGCACCGGCATCAAGCCGCAGTCGATGGTCACGGACGCCTGTTTGCGGGAACAGATCCAGACGCTGTGGCGTGACTGGTGCGAGGTGGCCGATGCCTCGGCGCTGACAGACTTCTATGGCCTGCAGGCGCTTGCCTGCCGGGCGATGCTGGAAGGCGGCGAGGCGCTGGTGCGGATCCGGTATCGGCGGCCGGAGGATGGTCTGCCGGTGGCGCTTCAACTCCAGGTACTGGAACCGGAGCACCTGCCGGTGACCCTGAACACCACGGCGGAGAACGGCAATCTCATCCGCGCTGGCATCGAATTCGACCGCCTGGGGCGGCGGGTGGCCTACCACCTGTACCGATCACATCCGGATGATGGTTCCTTGGCCCCGATGTCTGGTGGCGGCGGCATGGACACCGTCCGGGTCGATGCCCGTGAAATCCTGCATCTCTACCGCGTCCTGCGGCCTGGCCAGATTCGTGGTGAGCCCTGGCTGGCGCGGGCGCTGGTGAAGCTGAACGAACTTGACCAGTACGACGACGCCGAACTGGTGCGCAAGAAAACCGCCGCCATGTTCGCCGGCTTCATCACCCGGCTAGCCCCCGAGGACAACCTGATGGGCGAAGGCAATTCCGACCAGAACGGTGTCGCCCTGGCGGGACTGGAGCCCGGCACCCTGCAGATTCTGGAGCCGGGTGAGGACGTGAAGTTCTCGCAGCCGGCTGATGTTGGCGCGTCCTACGCTGATTTCTTGCGCATGCAGTTCCGCGCAGTGGCTGCGGCGATGGGCGTCACCTACGAACAACTGACGGGCGACCTCACCCAGGTCAATTACTCCTCGATCCGGGCCGGGCTGCTGGAGTTTCGCCGCCGCGTCGAAGCCTTGCAGCACGGCGTGCTGGTGCATCAGTTGTGCCGACCGATCTGGCAGGCTTTTCTGGAGCAGGCGGTACTCGAGGGCGCGATCAAGTTGCCCGGCTATGCCCGAGGCGGCATCAGCCAGCGCCGCGAGTACCTGGCCGTGAAATGGATTCCGCAGGGCTGGCAGTGGGTCGATCCAAAGAAGGAGTTCGACGCGATGGTCACCGCCATCCGAGCCGGCCTGCTTTCGCGTTCCGAAGCGATTTCCTCCTTCGGCTATGACGCCGAGGACATCGACCGCGAGATCGCCGCCGACAACGCCCGGGCGGATGCGCTCGGACTCGTCTTCGATTCCGACCCCCGGCACGACCAGCCCACACCCGCCCCAACGGCTCCGATTCCAGAGCCACCCTCTCAGGAAAACTGACTATGCTGCTACCGCATCTGGCGTCCCGGCTCTACGGGACGCCGCTTCTTGTCGCCCGTTCCAAGCTGGAGATCATCCTGGCCGCACTGGGCGACCGTATCGGCTGGCCGGAACCGCAGTCGGCCTTGCCGATCCCACCTCCCCGCGTGCAACCCGACGCACCGCTGGGCATCGCGGTCATCCCCATCCACGGCACCCTGGTGCGCCGATCTATCGGCCTCGAAGCCGCTTCTGGACTGACGTCCTACGGCGAGATCGGGGCGATGGTGGAAGCCGCCCTGGGCGACCCGGCTGTGACCGGCATCCTGCTCGACGTCGATTCGCCCGGCGGCGAAGCTGGCGGCGTATTCGAACTGGCCGAGCGCATTCGCTCCGCCGATGCGGTGAAACCGATCTGGGCCATCGCATCCGACTCGGCCTTCTCGGCGGCCTATGCCATCGCCTGCTCCGCATCGCGGATCGTGGTCACCCGAACCGGCGGCGTCGGCTCGGTCGGCGTCATCGCCATGCACGTCGATCAATCGGTACGGGATGCGCAGGAAGGATTCCGCTACACGGCGATCACCGCCGGGGCGAGGAAGAACGACTTCTCGCCCCACGACAAACTCTCGAACGAGGCAGCCGCCAGGTTGCAAGCTGAGGTCGATCGCCTCTACGGAATCTTCATCGCCCATGTCGCCGCCATGCGCGGCCTCGACGCCGACACGGTACGCGCCACCGAAGCTGGGCTGTTCTTCGGCCCGGAGGCCATCGCGGCAGGACTCGTCGATGGCGAGGCGAGCATGGGTGCGGTGCTGACCGAGTTCTCTGCCTTCCTCACGACACGCCGTTCGCGTGTGCGTTCGCCCCCGGCATCCCCCCGCTCGTTGTCCGTTTCATCCCATCCATCACAGGAGACCGTTCTCATGCAAAACCCGGAAACCCAATCCCATACTGAACCCGCGGGCCCCGCTGATCTTCCGTCCCAGGAAGACGCAGTCGAGTCGGCGGTCGTGGCCGCCCGTGCCGCCACGCGCGCCGATGCGCTGGCTATCGCCGAACTGTGCCAACTCGCCGGCCACCCCGGGCGCACGGCCACCTTCCTGGCCGAAGGGGCCAGCGAAGCCCAAGTGCGCCGCGCACTGCTCGCCGCCCGTGCCGACAGCACCGAGATCACCTCGCTCATCCATCCCGATGCGCAAGCCCCTGAGCAGCATCCCGAACACAACCCGCTGATGAAAGCGGTCAAGAAACTCACCGGAAAGGAATAAGTCATGCCCGCCATCACCCAAGCCAACAACCTGGGCGACCTCCTGAAGTACGAGGCGCCGAATCTCTATTCCCGCGACCGCGTCAGCGTGGCCGCCGGACAGAACCTCGAGCTGGGCGCGATCGTCGCCATCGTGACGGCCAGCGGCAAGATCAAGCGCTTCGATCCTTCGGCTGCCGACGGCACCCAGGTTCCGGCCGGCGTGATGCTCGCCGATTGCGACGCGAGCCTGATCGACCGGGAGGACGGCTTGCTGGTCGCTCGTCACGCCATCGTCGCCGAACACGCCCTGGTCTGGCCTGTCGGCGTCACCCCCAGCGAGAAGGCCTCGGCCATCGCCAACCTGAAGAGCCTGGGCGTCCTGGTTCGTCAATCCGCTTAAGGAGATCACCATGCCGATGAACAACCCGTTTCACAGCCCCGGCTTCTCGATGGCCGCGCTGACCGCCGCCATCAACATCCTGCCCAACCGCTACGGGCGGCTGGAACAGCTCAACCTCTTTCCGGTGAAACCCGTGCGCACCCGCCAGATCGTGGTGGAGCAGTACGCGGGGCGGCTCAACCTGCTGCAGACCAAGCCGCCCGGTTCGCCCGGCACGGTGGGTGAGCGAGGAAGTCGTTCCCTGCGTTCCTTCATCGTTCCCCACATTCCGCACGACGACGTGGTCTTGCCCGAGGAGGTGCAGGGCATCCGCGCCTTCGGCTCGGAGACGGAAATGGAGGCCGTGGCCGGCGTCATGGCGCGGCACCTGGAGACGATGCGCAACAAGCATGCGATCACGCTTGAACACCTGCGCATGGGTGCGCTCAAGGGCCAGATTCTCGATGCCGACGGCAGCACGATCTACAACCTCTTTACCGAATTTGGCATCGGGCAGCAGGCGGTGAACTTCGAGATCGTGACGGCGAACAACAAATTCGATGTACGGGGCACCTGTACCGAAGTCACCGCCACCGTCGAGGAAGCTTTGTCCGGCGAATTCATGACCGGCGTGCATGTACTGTGCTCCCAGGAGTTCTTCCAGAAGCTCACCGCCCACGACAACGTCAAGACCGCCTACGCCAACTGGCAGCAGGGCGCGATGCTGATCAACGACGTGCGCTCGGGTTTCACCTTCGGTGGAGTCACCTTCGAGGAATATCGCGGCAAGGCAGTCGATGCCAACGGCACGGTGCGTCGCTTCATCGCCGCCGGCGAGGCGCATGCCTTCCCCCTGGGCACGATCGACACCTTCGGCACCTATGTCGCCCCGGCGGACTTCAACGAAACGGTCAACACCCTCGGTCAGCCGCTCTACGCCAAGCAGGAACCGCGCAAGTTTGATCGCGGCACGGACCTGCACACCCAGTCGAACCCGTTGCCGATGTGCCATCGGCCAGGGGTGCTGGTGAAACTCACGATGTCTTGAGCGCGGTGGCCTGGAGCGCCTTCTGTCGTTCCTTGGTGTAGCGGTACCAGGGCTGCGGAGGATCGCCAGCCATGAAACGGGTGGCGGCGATGAAGGTGTCGAGCAGGCACGGGTCGTAGTTGACCCCGTTCTGCCCGCACAACTGCTGAAACAGGACGTAGGGGTCTTGCCCCACAAGGTCCACCGGCTGGTGGATGCCAACCTCGCGCAGGTATCCGGCAACCGCCGGGCCGATGTTGGGGATGGCCTCCAGTGCCAATGCGTCCGCCGCCGTCTTCGCTTTCTTCATGTCTCTGATCCATCCCGCAACTTTCAAAACTGAGCGCCATGATAGCCATCGAATCCCTGTATGACGCGGCGGCCCGGTCGGGCCTGCTTCAGGAAGCCATCTGGATCCCCGACCTGGGGCCGGTGATGGCGACCTGGGTGGAGTTTCGTGCGCCCGACGCCTCCATCCTTGATGGAATCGGGATGTCCACCGACTATGCCATGCGCTTCCCGGCGAGCCGCCTTGTCGGCATCAAACAGGGCGACACGGTGGAAATCGGCGTCGAGGTCTATCGGGTGCGCGAGGTACGGGGGGTGGGTGATGGATCCGAGCACCGCGCCACGCTGACCCGCCTGTAGGAGGCTTCCTTGAATTCCATCCGTGAACGCTGCCTGCAAGCGGTGGCGGGCCTGCTATTGCCTGTCGCCGAGTCTCTGGGCGCGACCTTTCACCGCTCGCCGGCCACCGGCATCACGCGTGAGCAGTCCCCGGCGCTGCTGGTGTTTCCCGAGTCGGACAGCATCGTCGAACGGTCCAACGACCGGGTCGTGCGGCAGTTGGTGGTGCGTATCGACGCCCTGGCGCGGGAGCAGGTCGGCGCGGCACCCGAGGACATCGCCGACCAGTTGTTGGTGGCGGCGCATACGGCGCTGTTCGCCGACGCCAATCTCGGCGGCCTCGCCCTCGGCATCAAGGAACTGGACTGCGAGTGGGATGTGGAGGACGCCGATGCCACGGCGGCCCTGATCCCCGCCCGCTACCAGATCACCTATCGCACCTTGGCGCATGACCTCGCCAGCCAGGGATGAGCCATGCCCGTCGTTGAACTTCTGAAACCCCACACCCACGCCGGCCAGCAATACCTGCCGCGCGAGCGAATCGAACTCGACACGGCGCTGGCTCGTTGGCTGGTGGAAGTTGGTGTGGCGCGTCCGGTCCTGGTCAGCGATCCGGACAGACCACCGCACGCCCGACGACGGACGTCATCCGTCCACACGCCACCGCCTATTACCCCAACCAATCCATCCGAGGAGACCGCTTCATGAGTACCTATGCATCCTTCCAGGGCCGCGTCTATCTGGGCAAGCGCGACGTCGCCGGAAATCCGGTCGAAGTCCGTTCGCCCGGCAACGTGGCGGAACTGAAACTCGCCCTCAAGACTGAGGTGCTGGAGCACTACGAGTCGCAGTCCGGCCAGCGTTCGCTCGATCACCGCATGGTGAAGTCCAAGTCGGCCAGCGTGAACCTGACCATCGAGGAATTCACCCCAGAAAACCTCGCCCTGGCCCTCTACGGTACTTCCGTCATCGGTAGTACCGGCACGGTTACCGACGAACCCATCGGCGGGGCCGCGCCGGTGATTGGCGACCGCTACTTCCTGGCGCACCCCAAGGTCTCCACGCTGGTGGTGCAGGACAGCGCGGCCACGCCTGCGACCCTGACTCTGGGCACGCATTACACGGCAGACACTGATTTCGGTGCCGTCCAGTTTCTGGACATCACCGGTCTGACCGCCCCCTTCAAGGCCAGCTACGCCTTCGGCGTGGTGACCGAGATCGGCCTCTTCACCCAGCCGCTGCCCGAACGCTTCCTGCGCCTCGAAGGCGTGAACACGGCGGCGGGCAATGCCCGGGTGCTGGTCGAACTGTATCGGGTGGCGTTCGACCCGCTGAAGGAGTTGGCGCTGATCTCCAACGACTACAACAAGTTCGAACTGGAGGGTTCGCTGCTGGCGGATGCCTCGAAACCCTACGACGCGGTGCTCGGCCAGTTCGGCCGCATCGTGCAGATCGGTTGATGAGGGTAAGCGTCATGAGCCTGGAAATCTTTGTACCCGAGCCGGTTGTCGTCGAGATTGCCGGCGAGACGTTGGCCATCACCCCCTTGAAAGTGGGCGAGTTGCCGACCTTCATTCGCGCCATCCGCCCCTTCGCCCAGCATCTGAGCGGAGAAGTGGACTGGCTCGCCCTGTTTGGCGAGCGCGGCGAGGATCTGGTTTCCGCCCTGGCGGTGGCCATCCGCAAGCCGCGCGAGTGGGTGGCGGCGCGGGAACTGGACGAGGCGATTCGTTTGAGCGAGGCGGTGTTCGAAGTGAACGCCGATTTTTTTATCCAGCGCCTGGCCCCGGTGCTCGCGCGGGTGGCGAGTCGGGTGGAGACGATTGGGGCGCGCTTCTCCAACGCCTCGTCGGGCACGGCCACCGCTACCCCGAAGTCCTGAACTACACGGTGGCCCAGGTGCGCACGTTCATCGAAGCCATCGAACGTAATGAGCGCCTGGCACTCGCCGCCCAGTTCGCACTGCTGGTGACCGCGCAGCGCGGTGGCCCTGCTGAGATCAAATCTCTCCTGCGTGAACTCAAGCCATGAAGCTTTCACTGACCACCTCCGGCCTGCTCGACCCGAAGCGGCTCGATAGCTGGGTGCCGGAGAAGCGCCGGGCGATTCGCAAAGCGATCGAAACCGCCATGAAAACTGTCGGCCGCGAAATGGCCGACGCCGCGCGCAGCCGGATGCAGTCCGCGTTCAAGGTAAGAAAGGGCGGTTTCCTCAAGTCGATGCGATCCAAGGTCTATGCCGGCAGCCCGGAACGCTTTCCGGCGCTGCTCATCGGCTCGAAGATTGCCTGGCTGGGCCTGCACATGAAGGGCGGCACCCTCACCGGCAAGCGCGGCAAGCTGCTGATCCCGCTGTTGCCCGAGCACCAGCGCATTGGCCGCCGCGCCTTCAAGCGCGTGATCGACGGACTGATGCGCGCCGGCAATGCCTTCTTCATCGAGCGGCACGGCAAGGTCATCCTGATGGCCGAGAACATCAAGGACAACACGTCCGAACTGCGCCGCTTCAAGCGCGCCGAACGGGGCCGCACCGGTGCGAAAACCATCAAGCGCGGCCAGGAAATCCCGATTGCCGTGCTGGTGCCGAGCGTCACCCTGCGCGGCCGCTTCGACCTGGCCGGCATCGTGCGCGCGCAACTGCCCAAGTTGGCAACCAACATCCTGCAACAACTGACTGCAAAAGGTCTTTGAACCGGCATGGCCTCTGAACGCGCCCAGATCCTGATTGCTGCCATCGACCAGACCAAGCAGGCGTTCGCCTCGGTCAAGAGCGGCCTGGAGGGGATCACCACCGCAGCCAAATCGGTCAACGGCGTGCTGGCCGGGTTGGGCGCGGCGCTGTCTGTCGCTGGACTGATGGCCGCCGGCAAGGCCGCACTCGATACCGCCGACGACCTCTCCAAGCTGTCGCAGAAGACCGGTATCTCAGTCGAGTCGCTGTCACTGCTGCAGCCCATTGCCGAGCAATCCGGCATCTCGCTGGAAGGACTGGCCAAGGGGATGCAAAAGCTGGCGACCGCGATGGTCGAGGCGGCGGGTGGTTCCAAGGAGCAGGTTGAAACCTTCAGTCGCCTTGGCGTTTCGGTGAAGGATGCCGCCGGCCAAATTCGTCCGACCGAGGCAGTCCTGCTCGATCTGGCTGACGCCTTCGCCGCCATGCCGGATGGGGCCGAGAAGTCGGCGCTGGCCGTCAAAATCTTCGGTAAGGCCGGCGTCGAACTGATCCCGTTCCTGAACCAGGGCCGTGCCGGCATCGAAGAACTGAAGCAGAAGTTCAAAGAACTAGGCCTGGAAATCAGCGGCGACACGGCTCGCGCCGCCGAGAAATTCAACGACACCCTCGACACGGTCAAGCAGGCGCTCTCCGGCATTGCCCTACGTGTGGCCGAAGCGGCACTCCCCGCCTTGCAGCGTCTGGCCGACGCACTTGTGGGACTGGCCAGCCACGGCGACGAGATACTGGCCGTGATGCGCACCTTGGGCGAAGTCCTGGTGGCGGTGCTGGCGGTCAAAGGCGTCGCGGCGGCAGCCAAACTGCTGGAATCGGTGAACCTACTCAAGGCCGCATTCACCCGTTTCCTGCCCATCTTGGCGGCCGTAGCCGTCTGGGAGATAGGCAAAGGGCTCGTCAAGACGGTACAGAACATCCGCGAAACCAATCGCGCCATCGACGAGATGGGCCGGCAACGAGCGCAGATCGATCAACTCGACGCTGCGATGCAAGAATTGGCTGCCACTGGCACCGTGAGTGTCAAAACCCAGATGGCACTGGCTGCCCTGGCCGCCGAGCGACTGAAGGCGGCGCTGCCCGGTACCGCCGACGCCCTGCGCGCGATTCAGGGCGCGGCCACCCATGCGGGGGAAGCCATCCGTCAGGCATTGGAGGCGGAAACCAAGAAAGCCGCCGAGACGGTCAAGCAACTGTCCACCAGTTACAAACAGGTCGCCGCCGACATCAAGGCGATTTGGGATGCGCGCGTGGCCGAGGTCGAGAGCAACTACAGACGCCAGGAGGCGGCCGCGCAGTCGTCGGCCCGTTCCGAGTCGGCCGCGATCAGTGCAACGACCCAGAACCTCCTTGCCGCCGAGCAAGCAAAGCTCGCGGCGGTCGAGGCCGGTGCGGGCCAGATGGAAGTCGCCTGGAAAAACACCTATGGCCAGGCCGTCGCCCTGGCACGGGCTGCAGGCCAGGATGTGGCATCTATCGAACGCCAGGCTGTGGAGGCGCGCGTCGCCCTCTACGCTCAGTTGGAATCGGCCTATCGCGCCACCGTCGACCGGCTGATCGCCGAGGAGCAGCGGCATCTCAATGCAGCCAAGGCGGCCGAAGAAGCAAGGCTTGCCCTGAAGCTCTCGGTCGAGGATCGCATCCGCGAACTCGGGCGCAAGGGGATGGACGAATACGCCGCCTACCAGGACCGGCTGCGCCAGATCGACGAGAAACAGGCGCAGGCGAAGGCGGCGCTCGATGCCGGCAACTACGAGCAGGCACGCAAGCTCGCCGAGGAAGCCATTGCCCTGGCCGAGCGTTCGGCCTCGGCGGTGACCCAGCAGGTGGAGCAGAACGGCAAGACGGTCACGCAGACGATGGTGTCCGAGGGCCAAGCCGCCGCCACCGCCATCGGCCAGATCAAGGAATCCGCCGGCATCGCCGACGCGGCGCTGAAAGGACTGGGCGATGCGCACAAACAAGCCGCGTCAGCGGCAGGTGCCGGTGCCGATGAGGCCAAACGCGCGCTGGCCTCCGTCTCCGACGAACTCGGCAAACTGCGCCAGCAACTGCTGTCCCAGGACAAGCTGAAACTCGAGGTCGATATCGAGGGTGCCCGGGCCGGCATCGAGAAGTTGCAGGCACTGATGGCGGCGCAGCAGTTGATCGCCAAGATTCAGGCCGACACGAAAGAAGCCGAAGCCGCCCTGGAAAAGTTGAAGTCTGACACCGGCAATCTGACCCTGGTCGCCAAGGTCGAGGCCGACACCACGAAGGTGATGGCAGACATAGAGCAGTTGAAGGGCACGTTGTCGGCGGCCAAGGTGGAAATCCCGGCCCTTGTGTCATTCGACCAGCCCCGGGCACAACTGGCGTCGTTCGCCCAGGATGCCCGCACGGTGCTCTCGAACCCGACATCGGCAACCCACACGCCGCAGCCCGATCTCGGCCAGTACCGCGCGGCGATGGCGGAACTGATGCGTCCCACCAGCAGCCGCCACACCATCTATGTGACGAAGGTGGCCACAAATGCCCAGGGCGGGCTGATCCAGCGGTTCGCCGAAGGGGGCCAGGCCATCGCCGAGGGATTCAAACGGATGTCCGGTCGCATCTTCGGGCCGGGAACAGAAACTTCGGACTCGGTGCCGGCGCTGCTGTCGCATGGCGAATTCGTGGTGCGCGCGGCTTCGGTGCGCAAGTTCGGCGAGGGTTTCTTCGCTGCGCTCAACGCCGGCTTCCTGCCGCACGCACTCCCCAACATTCCGCGCTTCGCCGCCGGTGGCGCAGTGGCCAATGCCGTGGCGCAGACGACGATGGGCGATGTGTCTTCGGCCCCCACCCGCGACGTGGTCGATCTGCGCTTCCACGTCGGCGGCAGACAACACAGCGTCCAGTCCTCGCGGGACACCGCGATGCAACTGGCCAGCGCGTTGCGTGAACTATCGCGGGGCGCGTGATGGACGCGAGCGTGCGTATTTCCCTGAAAGCGTGTATCCGGCGTGAACCGCACCCCCAAGCTTGTACGCCGCCCGGATTCGAGTGGATTCCGGGGTACCTGAACCAGTACGGCGGCGAGATGACCGACTACGCGCGCAACTGGTTTATCGATAAATGGGAGGAACCGTATCGGGCAGCGCTGGAGACGGCCGAGCGGGAATACCAGGATTGTCTGCTGGGCGGCGTGACCGACACGCAAAAGCCAAGCGGCCTGCAACTTCGCGTGGCTTCGAAACTCGACGCACGGACGGCAATCAGCGAAAGCCCGCCCGCTGTGGCGTTGTCGACTCAGCTCAACGTGCATTTCAGCCCGACAGGTGGAACGCCGCCGCCGTGCGACCCATTCGATCCCGATTCCCCCAGCCATCCCATCGACCCGAATGCGCCACCGGTCAGCGTGCCACGCTCGATCTTCTGGAGGGGCGCCAGCGCCACCTACGATCTGGATGCGTTGGAGCAAGCGATGCAGCCGGTGAACAGCCTACTGAATCCGGCCAATCCGCTGTCGTTGCGGGATCTGCAACTGACCGCCGATGGGGTGATGGGGGCGGTGCGCATCACCGGCCACAGCTTCCTGCCGATCCCGGCCCAGGTTCAGGTCTACGACGATCTGCAGACTGAACTGGAAGTGGCGTCCATCCGCCTGGATTTCACCGCCGAGTGGGCGAACAACGGCGCGGTCCTGGATTCCTGGTCCGCTATAAGCCCAAACGCGGCCTACACCGACTTCTATTGTTATTACCTCGGCTGCTCCTGGTGGACGTCGCCGCCGCCCATGTTCAATTGGGCTCTGGTGCCGCCCGGTTGCCTCGAAGATCTGATCTTCCGGGCGCTGCCCACCACTATCACCCTGGTGCGCATCCGGGCCGGCAGCGGCGAGGCGCTGGACACAATGACGCTCTCGATCAACCACGTCGGCACCATCGACTCGCGCCCCATCGTCGCCCGGCACCGCATCTTCAACAGTCCCGGCACGCCACATCAGGTGCTGCCCGAGATCGCGGTGGGACCAGCGGCGCTGGGTGTCACGCAGGAAGTGGTCGTGGCCTTGCCCGAATGCCTGGTCGGAAAGGTGGAACTCGCTGCGGACAGCATCCAGGACTTCAGCCTGTTTCAGTCGGACGGCGTCATCGGCATCACGGTTCTGGCTGGGGCCACGCCGGAGACGATCAAGTTGCGGCTCACCCTGGAACGCCACGTCTACCACTGGGATCGGGATGTGGACATTCGCCTCATCCCGATCGGTGGCGTCGATGTGGGCTACCCGCCACAGGGCTGGTTTCCGCACGTCATCCTGCGGGTGCCGGTGTCCTGGAACGGCTGCGATGCATTCCGCCCGGATATCGACAGCCAGGCCAGGGTGGCCATCGTCGGCTGGAGCGCCACTGACACATTCACCGTGTCGCCGCGCTGGCTGCACACCCTGACCATGCGCGTGCTGGACTACGCCGCGCCCTGCGATGCCTTTGATTGTGTCTGGGGCTATGTGCGCGTGACCTGGCCCAACGGCACGGTGCAGACCCAGCAGATCATGTGCGTCGCCGGGGATATCGACTTGCCGCGCGTATTCACGCTGAAGCTGCCAGGAAATACGCCGCCGACGGTGAACGTCGAACTGACCCTCTACTACGAAGCCAGCAACCGGCACCGCCAGGCGGATGGGACCGACTTCGATTACCTCCCCGTGCCGGGCCCGATGCACCGCACCCAGACCCTGTCGCCATGATCCGACTCGATAACGTGGCGCTACCTGATGGCCTGGTGTGGACCGATGAATTTGCCGCCCAGGCAGTGGCCCAGACCGTGCGCCGCACCCTGGATGGCTCGGTGGTGGTGTTCTACGGGCAGCACAGCGGCGGTCTGCCCATCACCCTGGAGTCGGAACCGGATGCCGGCTGGTTCACGCGAGCGCAGGTGGAAGCGCTGAAGCTGCGGGCCGACAGCCCCGGCGGCGTCTTCAGCCTGGAACTGCGCGGCCAGGTCTTCCAGGTGATGTTCCGCCACCACGAGCCACCCGCATTTGAGGCCAAGCCCCTGGTGGCGCTCGCCCACCCCCAGCCCGGCGATTTTTATCTTTCCACCCTGAAACTCATGACCGTGTAGGAATTCCCATGCCCATCCTCGACAACGAAATCCTCTGGCGGCCCGCCGCCTTGCTGTCCGACGCCACGCCCGCACAGAACGGCGGCCGCATGGCCTTCGCGCAACTGGTCTCCGGCGTGAAAAACAATCTCTTCCCGGACGTCTCGCAATCCGAACGTATCGCGGGTTCGGTGAAGTGGCGCAAGGCCTTCGTCCACATCAACAGTGCCCAGGACGCGGCGCTGCTGAATGTGCGGCTGTTCCTGGATACGCTGACGCCGGCCGGGGATTTCGTCACCTTCCTGATTGGCAGCGCCACCGACACCGAAGACCAGATCGCGGGTCGCGCTTATGGCATCGGTACGCTGTTCGCGCCTATTGTCGGCGGAGCGAGCCAGATTCAGGTGGTGTGCGAACACACCGTCGAATATGCCAGCCTGCAGCCATTCCGGATCGGCGACCTCGTCCGGGTGTCCGACCGCCCGAGTACTGGCGGCGCGGGCAACGAGGAGTGGGTGACGCTGTCTGGTGTCACCTATGGGGCGGATTTCGCCACCCTCGATTTCACGCCCGCGCTGGTCAACGCCTACGCGATCCAACCCACCCTGGTGAGCACGGTCTACCAGCAGGCCAGTGTCGCGGGCGCCTGGTCGAACCTTGCACTCACCAGTGCCGCCGGCAGTTTCGATTCGGCCACGGTCGGCAACCTCGTCGCCCACAACAAGGGGGCGATCGAGCAGACCTGGACCCTGACCTTCACCGGGCAGGGGTTCAACGTGTCGGGCAACACGGTCGGCATGCTGCCCGCCATGGGTTCCACCAGCGCCGACTTCGCGCCGGTGAATCCGGCCACCGGTACGCCGTATTTCACGATCAAGGCGGCGGGCTGGAGTGGCACGTTCCAGACCAACGAGAGCCTGCATTTCGACACGCATCCAGCGGCAATTGCCATCTGGTACCGCCGCCAGGTGCCCGCCGGCACCTTCAGCCTGGCCAACGACTTCGCCTCCCTGGCGATTCACGGGGAGAGTGCGTGATGGCCTGGGTCGGTTTCAAGAAAACCTATGCCCCCGGCGCCTTCGATAACGCTGCCGTGCTGGCCTTGTTCGATCTGCTCAAGAGCACGCTGGTTACGGCGGGTTTCAGCGTGAAACTCGACACGCCCACCTTCCTTGAAGTCATCCAGGCCGGGGCAACGACGCAGACCGATGACACGCCGCACTGGGCCTTCGAGGTGATGGGCGACGCCACGAGCGCCGCGATCCAGACGCACATCGTGCATGGCGTGGATTTCAACGATCCCGATGCCATCCACCGGCAGTATTTTGTTTGCGGCGGCGAAATCGACGCGCCGGAGACCCTTGTCTGGTTCGCCGCCAATGGCGTGACGGGCGGCTGGTGGCTCTACAGCATCGACCGTCCGGATGGATATTCGGACAACAACGGCAACCGCTTCAAGTTCTGCCAGGCTGGGGCCACCAGCCGACGCTATCTCGCTGACACCCACCAAGGCTTGTGCGCCCGCTACGGCATGTGGGATCCCTATGGCGATTGGGAGCCGGCCTATGCCCGCAACGTGTGGGGCGATATCGATACCACGCCCTGGACCGGCACCTGGTCGCCTTTGGGCGAAGGCTGGTCGAACAACGGGTTGCGCCATCCCGCGTCCCCGCTGCCCAAACTGGCGGTGCCGCAGTTTCCCAACCGGGATGGCGGCATCACCGCCTGTGTGTTGGGCGAGTTGAATGAAATCCTGGCGTTGACCGATGGTTATGCACTGGAGGAGGTCGTGGCCCCCGGCTGGATAGCCCTGATCACCGACCAGTGGAGTCAGCCCTTCGCGGTACCGGCTCCGGACAGCTTCACGCTGCTATGACCTTTGGCTTGTTGCTGGGCCTCGGCCTGCAACTGAATCTCGCGAAAGACGCCGGCCCGCCGAAGATACGCGCCCGATTCTCGGCAGCCTGGGGCACCACGGAGGTGTTTGTTGCCAACGCCACCCGGTGGGATCTCACCCGGAACAAGGCATGGCGGCATGAAACCGGCTGGACGCTGCACTTTGCCGGCACGCATCGAGCTTCCTACGGCCTGCGCCTGGAGCGGAGCCATCGTGCGCTTTATGGCGACTTGCGCCTGCACCGTCAGCACATGGTCATGCCTTTTGGCGATGCCCGGCTATACCGGCTGCAATTCACCATGTTCTACGGCGAGACGCGCCAGCACCGTGTGCGGGTGACGCTGCCCTACGGCGAGGTGGTCCTGCTCCGAGGCCGGCACATCGCACCGTATTCCGATCTTGGCGTCTACCGGAAGGCCATGCGCTTCGCTTACTGGCTGACCCAGGCAGTGGCCGCGCGGCATGTGATTGGGTTCGACGTGACGGATGTGAATCCGGTCGCCAAGCGGCTGACCAGCTCCTGGTCGTTGCTCGCTGATCAGCACCTGCAGGCGGTGATGAATACGCCGGAACTGGTTTGGCAGGGGCGCACGATTCGCATCCTCCAGGCCACCCTGAGTTGCGACGAGGGCAGTCCGGTGTGGATCGCGACGGTCGAGATCGCCCAGGTGGCGGACTTTGCCGCCATCGCCATTGGCGACCCCATCACCCTGCAGCTTGGGCTTGAAACCTTCGAACTGGTGGTGGACGGCAAGACCCTGTCGCGAGAATCCCAGACCAGCCAGCGTTGCGAATTGACCGCCATCTCGCCGCTGGCGCTGCTGGACGCCCCCTTCGCGGCAACGAGCCGCTACTACCAGCCTGGGGCGGTATCGGCGCACACGGTGGTCGAGGAACTGATCGGCGACGTGGATTGGGAATTGCCGGACTGGACGATCCCCGCCGGTCGGCTGCTGATGGAAGGGGTGTCGCCGCTCGCGGCCGCGCGCAGCGTGGTCGCCGCCATTGGCGGAATCATCGAGAGCAATCCGGACGGCACTGTGGTCTGCCGCCGTCGGCATCCGGTGAGCATTCCCGACTATGGACAGGCGCCGGTGGCTCACCAGTTGTTCGACGCCGATGTCCTGGCCAGCCGCGCCCAGATCGCACCGGCGCGCGGCTACAACCGGGTCACTCTGGCCAACGAGGACGGGGCGAGTGGGCGTTCTGCCGATCGCATCGAGCATGTCGCCGATGCCAATGACGCCAATCAGGGCACGGTGCGGGCCTACCTGGCGACCACGCGCCCTGTGCTGCTCACGCACACCGGGCATCCGGCGACCGTCATCGCCGCCTTGGGCGAGGTGATGCGCAGCGAGTCCGAGGTCGTCGAGTTCATCGAAGGACGGGCGAGCACGCGCTATCCGGTTACCGCCATTGGCAGCGCAGTCTGGCAGCACACCGATCTCGGGGCCGTGACGGCGGACAGCCAGGCGCTGGTTGCGGTGGTGCCCGGCTACAGCCTGCTCGATCTCACCTACACCACCACCTCCCTCAACTGGCGCGTCACGCTCGCCGCCGCCGAGGAAGTCCAGTTCATCCTGGTCGACGCTTGAAGGAGTGATTCATGGCCAATGCCACCATCCGCGTGCAGTTCGGCAGCCCTGATGGCCAGGGTGCCAGCGAGGGGCATCTATCCGCCGAAGTGGATGCCCGGCCGCAGGGTTTGAATGCCGGGAAAACGTCGTTCAGCCCGGGCGAGACGGTCTACATCCTCGTCTACAAATCGGACAACGTCAGCATCACCGAAACGATCTGTTCGGCGGGCTCACTTTCCGCCCAGGGCACCGCAACCGTGACGGTCACCGACGAACTGATGTTCGAGGAAACCGATGCAGCCAGTCTCAGCGTGCCGGCCCGGGCGGGAATCGGCACGTCGGTCTGGTATGGCCGCAGCTTGGGCAGCCTCACCCTCCAGGCCGACAAGGTGACGGTGAAATCTGCCGTGAAGGGCGTGGGCGTGGCCAAGGTCACCTACGAGGCCCAGGCCCAGATCTATGCCCTGGCTTCGCCTGCTTCCCTTAACGGGGAAACCGATTTCAGCATCCTCGCCCTGATCAAGGGGAGCGCGACATGATCCTCGAGGTCTATCGTGGGGATGGATTGCGCGAAGGTACGCCCATCGTCGAGCCGCTGCTGTCGGACGAGGCCTTGCTGCAGCGGGGTGTGGCCGAGATGGATGCCCATGCGCATGCGTTCAACCAGGTGGAACTGGAAGTGGTCTTCCGGCCCGGGTTGCGGCTCGGACAGATCGTCGAGGCCACCGATCCGTCCACCGCCAGCGCCTATCGCGCCAAGGTCACCGGCATCCAGATCACGGTGACCGAGGCGGCCATCGATACCCGCCTCAACCTGGAGCAACCGCGATGACCTTCCCGCTGCAGGAACTCACCCGACTGATCGCCCCCGACGCCACCCTAGTCGGCGCGGTGGTGGGGTTCAACGGCACCCTGGTGCGCGTGGCTACGGAGCGCGGCTCGGTGACGGCGCGCTCCCTCGATGCACTGGCCATCGGAGACCGGGTCCTGGTCCGCCACGGCATGGCCACCCGGGCACCGGTGGCCCGACACATTTATCCCGTCTGAAGGAGACAACCCATGAGCACATTCAAGGAACGCATGCAGCCGGTCATCGATGGCCTGCCGGCAGGCGAGGACAAGGACACCCTGGTCGCGCTGATCGACACCCACGACAGCATGGAGCAGTCCGGCTTCAACCCGGGCCGCAGTGCCCGGGCGATGCGCCAGTACCTGCGGCAGAACACCAACAAGGATGCCGGCGTCCATGCCAGGCGGCCCCACGGCGCCTTCCCTGGCAAACCGCCTGGCACCCAACTGAACACCCAGTAACCCCCCTTTATTTCCCATCCCTGGAACCCGCCCTTGAGGCGGGTTTCGCGTTTATGGAGGACCGCAACATGACTGAACCCCTGATCGAACGCCGCAAGGCTGTGACGCTGCCCCAGGATGAACTGGAGAAACTGCTGGAATGCGCCGCCGCGCGTGGCGCGAAATCCGCCCTGCATAGCGTGGGTCTGGACGGTGAAGACGCCGCCCATGACATCCGCGAACTGCGCAATCTGCTCGATGCTTTCAACGAGGCCAAGAAGACCGCTGGCCTGACCATTGTGAAGATGCTGGTGACCGCTCTGGTGCTGGCAGTTGTCGCCGGAACCGTCTTGAAACTGAAGGTCTTCGGGAGCGCGCCATGATCGAGACCTTGCTGGGCGGATTGCTGGGCGGTGCGTTTCGACTTGCGCCCGAGGTGCTGAAGTGGCTGGATCGCAAGGGCGAACGGGGTCACGAACTGGCAATGCAGGACAAGGCGCTGGAATTCGAGAAGATTCGTGGGGCGCAGCGCATGGCCGAGATCGGCGCGAGTGCCGAAGCAGCATGGAACACCGGGGCCATCGAGGCGCTGAAGGAGGCCGTGCGCACCCAGGGTGAGAAAACCGGCGTGGCCTGGGCGGATGCGCTGTCGTCCAGCGTGCGACCGGTGGTCACCTACTGGTTTATGGCCTTGTACTGCGCGGCCAAGACGGCGGCATTCACGGCAGCCATCAACGGCGGGGCGCTTTGGAGCGTGGCGGTGGTTCATGCCTGGACTGATGCCGATCAGGCGTTATGGGCCGGAGTGCTGAACTTCTGGTTCCTCGGCCGCGTGTTTGATCGGGTGCGGTGA